TCCGACCCCAAGTTCGTTCGCAATTTCAGACTGTCGCATATCGTTGTTATTAAATGGCTCGCGTGAGTGTTTCATCTGTACACCTCAAAAATTTATTTTGATTGAGAAAGACGCTTCATCACCATCGGCATTTTCGACTCTAGTTTTAAGGCTGGTCGTCTTGGTGCATCCTTGCGTCTTAACTGACGCATTAAACTGAGGTGATTAGAAAAGTGGCTAGTAGACACACCATTTCGTTTTGTTTCGGTTTTGCGTTTTGCCATCACAAGCTCCTATTTAAATTTGAATGTCATTGTCATTCTTAAAAAAATTCCTGTCCCAGCTAAACAACTTCCCGTCCCTGATACCACAGTCAATCGGCGGCTCGTCGTAGATCTCGCCATCCTTCACAACGTCAAGCTGGCGAGCAAGGAGCCACAACATAACGTCATCCTCCAAGACTTGACCTGTCGCGATGTCAATCAAAGTTGACTTGCCTCGCTTATAGACATACTTCTGTCCACGCTCGGCAAGCACCAAGTTGACCCGCTCACCGACTTCCTGGTGAGTCAACCAGTAAGCATTCATCATCTCTTGAAAAGTATGCTTGGCCATCTATTGATCCCCAAAACTTTTTTCACGCCCCCAATTGCCTGTACTTACGCCAAAACAATCACGGTTTGCTGTGTACAAAAACGTATATCGACCGCTTTCTTCTCGCACGACCTTTGTAATAACGCCGCCATGCTTTGACGGTTCTGACTGTGCGTCATGGATGTAAATATTTTTACCCAGCAGGGATTCTGCTTTTTCTTTACTGAGAACCCATGTGCCAGAGCTGTACTGCAATGTCTTGTGATCAATACAGGTGCATCCAGTCCTGTCATCGTCTGTGCGGCTTCTCGTTAGAACGTGCAATTTATTTTCTTTCATTTCGATTCACCCTTGGAATGGTTAAGCGGCTTTCTTAGCAGATGGAACATACAAAAAATAAGCAATAACAAAAAAGGCGATTAGAGTCAGAAGCATCTGAAAATTGTCGGGGAACATAGCTTCAATCAATTGAAAGGGTCCGAGGTCGAGTCCGTGTTGACTCAAGACGATGTCGTGTACTACAAACGGAGTGCGGATTAGTTTGTACGTTTCGATAATGCCGAACACTAAAAATGCCCAGAACATTGACTTGCGAAAATTTACTTTTTTAAACATTTCGTTTTCCTTTAATTGAAAATTAATTATTAGTCATAAAGTTTTTGAGAACTTGTGCGAATTCATTCTGTATTTCTTGAGAATCAACACCGACAAAAGTGATGATGAAACTTTGGAAATCATCAGATGTGATACGAAAACCTTTTGTCAAGCTAAGTGATTCAGGTTCGACCCCTTTTATGTTTTCTTTTTTAACTCTTTGTACGATTCGCCCCTCTTGAATAAAGAGCAATGATTTATCAGTCACTACAAAATTTCCCATAACAAAATTTGTGCATACAACAGCAAGTGGGCAAGACATTCTCATTCCCGCTTCAATCGATGGTGCATTACGAAAAAGTGGACCTTGGGGTGCAATAGCAATAATCTTCCCTTCGCTTGTAGGCACTGCTATTTGGATTTGGGTTTGGGTTTCTGCAGTAGGCCTCGTTGCCGTACAACCTGAGAGCGTTGCTACGACCAGAATTGCGATGATGACTTTCTTCATTTCATTCCCCTTCTTGGTTGCGATGAAGTAATTATACACAATTACTCACACAGCGTGAGCATAATAGAGCAAAAGAGTGAGATTTATCCTCACATTTCGTTAAGTGTATGAAAAATAACAATAATTTATTGACTTAAATTGTTGTATTTGTGATAATTACGGCATATAAACTCACGCAGAGCCAATAATGATGGCCCGAAATCGCCCAGGTAAGTCCGAGCGACAGAAAAGCGCCCCTCCTGGCGAGCGTGACGATCAAACATCTCTAGCGACGGTGAATCCGGCTGGCTCAATAGAGCTGCCGGAATATGCACACTAAAAGCTGGTCGACCTTAGAGATCAAATCTATCGATGATTCGCAACGGATCATCCGAGGCATCGCCTCCACACCAAGCACCGATCACGCCGGCGACATCGTCGAGCCAAAGGGCGCAAGGTTCACTCTTCCGATTCCTCTTCTATCTCAGCACGATCACGGATCTCCGATCGGTATGGTCAAGACTGCTCGCGTCACGGACGCCGGCATCGAGATCGAGGCTGAGATTGCGAAAGACTCCGGTCTTGATTATGTAGAGAGAGCCTGGCGCCAGATGAAGTCAGGCCTTGTTCGCGGCCTATCAATTGGATTCCGCGCAACAAAAACCGAGCCAATCAAAGGCGGCGGCTACCGGTTCAAAGAGTGGAAGTGGCTGGAGCTTTCAGCCGTGACGATCCCTTGCAACGCCGAGGCGTCCATTACTTCTATCAAAAGATTTGATTTTCTGTCGACCCAGTTTGGGTCTGAGTACAGCGAATCACTTGATTTGGCCGAGTCAGGTCTGATCGAAACACCTCGGCTCGATGCAGCCCGTTCATTTATTAATCAATGGAGTCAGAAATGACCTTATCCGTAAAAATCAAAAGTATTGAAGGCGAAATCGTCGCTGCAAAAGACGTTATCACAGGCTTGGTGAAAGCTGCTGAGACAGACAGCCGCGACCTGACAGAAGTCGAAGCAAGCGAAATCTCGTCTGCGAAGTCGCTGATTGAGCAGAAAGAAAAATCGCTCCAAGCATACAAAGACGCCGAGCAGTCATTGGCCAGCTCTGTTGCTGCTCCTGGCATCGTGAAAGCTCAGCACCTCGGCACAATCAAGTCGCGCAAAGGCGAGGACATGTTGTTCGCTAAGCTGGCGACCGCTGCATTTGTTGCACACACTCAACAGAAGAGCCTCGGCGCTGCTGCTGAAATGGCTTTCGAGTCAGACCGCGAATTGCAGACAGTCGTTAAAGCTGCCACAGATCCTGCAACAACTCAGGCCGCCGGCTGGGCCAGCGAACTCGTTCGCCAGGGTTATGCTGATTTTATGGATGCTTTGCGTCCTACCAGCTTCTACGCTCAATTGGCATCAAGCGGCACCTCGATTCAATTTGGTGGAAACCAGAGCATCAGCTTGCCAGCTCAGGCCGGCGCAATGGGTGACCTGGCCGGTTCATTTGTCGGCGAAGGAAATCTGATTCCCGTCAAGCGTACCAGCTACGCAGCCAAGGTTCTGAATCGTTACAAAATGGGCGTAATCTCCCACTTCACGAAAGAACTGAGCCGTGTTTCGATTCCTTCGATTCAAGGTCTCATCACCAGCCAGATCGTTGCTGACACTGCATGGGCAATCGACGCAGCATTGATCTCTGCAAACCCAGCAGTTGCCAACAAGTCACCCGCTGGCTTGCTCAACGGCGTGACGCTTGGTACATCAGCAGGTTCCACTGCTGCTGACATCCTGGCCGACATCAAGGCACTCGTCACACCAATCATCGAGAAAAACGGCAACTCCGCTTCGATCGTGATTTTGATGAACCCGTTGCAGGAATTGGGCCTGTCCTTCACAACGACAGCAGTCGGCACCTATGTGTTCCGTGACCAGCTCTCCGCTGGCCGCTTGAACGGTTATCGCGTGATCGTCAGCAACAACATTCCAGCTGGAACTGTGATTGCTCTGGACGCAAGCTCGTTTGCATCAGCATTCGACACTCCTGAGTTCGCCGTGTCTGATACAGCGTCTCTCGTTCAGGCTGATGATGTTGCACCCGATCCAAGCGTGCTCGACAAAAACAATTTCGGTGCAGTCACGACCGGCAAAGTTGTCAGCTTGTTCCAGCAGGAATTGATTGCGGTTCGCATGACTATGCCCTTGTCGTGGGTGATGCGCCGCGACGGTTTCGTGACTGGAATCAATGGCGTTGCCTGGTAATCGTAAGTAAATAAACAAGGGGAGGCGCGTCCTCCTCTTGTTTTATGGAGAAATCGAAATGGCTTCATTTTTAATGTGGCAATTCAAGAACCGAAACGAAGGCGTGTTTCACGTTGCTGAGTCCGATGCAGCAAAAGCCAAAATGCTCGGCAAAGGATATGTCGACATCACTGGCCAGCAAGTCTGGACCGTACCTTATCCTGTTTCAAAAACGACAAAGCCGCCAGCTGTGAATGTGCCGGCACAGGTTGTGCCTGAAAGCCCCGCAGTGACGATTCCAGCAGAAGTGACATCAGAAGTCGAGGCGGTAGCAGAATGAAACTCCTAGACCTGTTTAAGCGCAAGTCCCTCGTCAACACGATGGACGTTGGCGTCTTGAATCAGTCCTGGGGCGCCGAATGGTGGCAGAACGGCCGCGTGCCTTTGCAGGGCGGAATGAACTCCGTCGTCGAGGCATGCGTGCGTCGTTATTGCTCGTCAATCAGTTTGATGCCGATCGAGCACTTCGTCACCAAAGAGGACGGCACGCGAGTGCATGTCAAAAACAGTGCTGCATTGCGCGCGTTACGCAAGCCTAACTCGCTGATGAATCAGATCGAGTTTTTATCAAACGGCGTTCGCAGTCTTTTTTATTCCGGCAATTTTTATGCCGTTGCGGTCAGAAACAATCGCACCGAAATCACTGAGATGTGGTTGCTGCATCCTGACCGGGTGCATGCGTACCGACTGCCTGAAGGTGGTGGCGTTGTGTACTCCGTCTCAGACACGAAATTTAATCAGGACAATTTCGACCCGGAATACTTTGTGCCAGCGCGCGATATGTTGCATATCAAGCTGGCCACGCCTGACGATCCATTGCGCGGCGTATCGCCGATCGCGTCTGTCGCAGCCGCTGTGGCCGCCAACAACGCGATCTCATCTGGATCTGCGAGGTTTTTTGAGAATCAGGGTCGGCCGTCTGGCGTGATCTCGACTGAAAAAGATCTCTCGGGTGAGCAGGTCAATCGCTTAAAAGAGTTATGGGCGCAACAGTCGGCCGGATTCGCATCAGGCAAGACGCCGATCTTGACCAACGGTCTTGAGTGGAAGCAGGTCTCAATGTCCTCACAGGACGCTCAGATGATTCAGGCCAACCAAATGACGGTTGAGGCCATCACCTCGGTTTTTGGCGTACCTCTCGCGCTAGTCAACTCGATGGGCTCGGCGACCTATAACAACACAGAACAACTAATCAGCCACTGGCTGTCCACGGATCTCGGTCACACAATCAAATTGATTGAAACGGCGCTCGAGAATTTCTTCGAGATGGGTCCAGACGAATCGTTAAACCTGGACGAAAAGATTCTTCTCAGAACAAACATGAAGGATCGAGTCGACACCCTTGGCCAGGCTGTGCAGCGCGGCATCTATTCACCCAACGAAGCTCGACGCATCGAGGGCCTACCTCCCGTCGAAGGTGGCGAGAAACCATACCTCCAGCAGCCGATGATCAAGTGGGCCAGACCCCCGAGCCTGTTGCACCACCAGCGCCCCCGGCACCAACTGTCGAGCCACCTGAGCCAGATGATGTTCGTGATCCGGCGGCAGAGAAGGCGCTGATCAAATCCATACTGATTGGAAAAATGCACCATGCTTGACCAAAAACATTTGCCGGTTATTGAGGCGGTCGCAGAGGTGCTCTCTGAGACCAGGACAACATTAAACGCAGCTATTGAAAAGAATACCGGCGAGCTCGCGGCGATCCAGGCCAAGCTCATCGAGGTCGAGGCGCGTACAACTGAGTCGCAGTCAGACCTGGCTGCTGAGATGTTGCGAGTCGTAAAGAGCAACAGCGACGAAAACTTAGCGATTACTCGAGAGGCAATCAATGATTATGCAAAAACTATTGTCGATCTGGAACAGCGTCAAAAACAAACTGAAGAGCTTGCGTTCCAAGTAAAGGAAGATGTTCTCCTGCATTTGGACAATTTATCCTCTATTGTTGACGAGCGTCTTTCGCAGGTCAAAGACGGCCGCGACGGTGTTGATGGTCAGAAGGGCTTAGACGGCCAGGACGGTCGCGATGGTGAGCCTGGCCGTGATCGCCCAATCATTGAACCGATGCTGGTTCGTGAGGGTGACAAGGTAGACAAAAACACGCTCGTCGCTCATGGCGGCGGTTTGTTTATGACCAGCCGCAAGGCCAATGGATCGCCGTCAGATGACCCGGCCGGATACAACGTCCTGGTCAACGGCATCGACGACATTTCGTTTGAGCAGACAGAGCTTCGCAAAACTGCGATGCGTGTCGCATTGTCAGATGGTCTGGTCATTGACCACACAATCGAGAATCACTCGCCTATCTTTCGTGGCACGTTCAAGAAAGAGGTCGAGTATTCGATCAACGACATTGTGATCAAAGACCGCAAGACACTGATCAAGGTCGCTGACGAAGGTGACAAGCAGTGGCAAATGTTTGTGTTTACGGAAAAGGGCGACCAGGGCGAGGCCGGTAAGTCGGGCGACCAGGGACTACCTGGTGCTGACGGTGTTGGCATCAAGGACATATTTGCCTCTGATTCTAATATCCTGTTTGAAATGACAGACGGGCGGGTTCACACGATAGAACTCGCACTGCCCGACCTTAATGGGGATTTTGATGGTGCAGCCGTCAAGTCTTTCCGGGGATACTACGACGCAAACCAAACGTATGCCGCCGGTGAAATTGTTCGTATGGACAATTCGCTCTGGCTGGCGGTTGAGCGCACAACTGATTTCCCGTCTGGCAAGTCGGCATCCTGGGTGCAGATGATCGCCGGCAGTGTTGGCGGCTCTGGTGGTGGCGGTGACGGTACGGTCGGACCACAAGGCCCTCGCGGCCCAATGGGGCCTCAGGGCGTACCAGGCAAGCCAGGTGCTGATGGAAAACCTGGTGCTGATGGTCCGATGGGACCTGCTGGCCCACCAGGTCCAACCGCGGTTTCGGCTGATGCTGACAACGCAGCAATCCTGTCGGCAACTGATGGTCTGATTTACGTCAACAAGTCAACCTCATCGAGCGTGACTGTTTCTGCTGTCCCGCCGGTTGATGCTGAAGAGAATTCGCTTTGGTTCAACACAGGTAATGGCGGGCTCTACGTTTTGTACAACGACGGCACAAGCAGCCAGTGGGTGCAGACCACAAGCGCGCCAGGCTCGGCCACGATGTACTCGGGTTCCACACCTCCATCCAATCCGACGAAAGACCAGCTCTGGTTCAATTCTCAAACAGCGTCAATGTTCGTCTACTACGTCGACACGACAGGCGGCCAGTGGGTCGAGATTGTCAGCATCGGCGCGGCCCCCGAAATCACACAACTTCAGAACGAGATTGCAGACCTGAAAAAACAGGTCGCTGATCTTGTTGCACTCATTCAAAAGTAAGGACAGATCATGGCAGCCTTAGAGTTTCCCGATACCCCAGCCGCTGGCGACATCTACGACGCACCGAATGGTGTGCAGTATCAGTATGACGGCATCAGCTGGAATGTTGTGTCTGCCGCTGCTGGCGTACCGGGCCCTCAGGGTGAAATCGGACCTGCTGGACCACAAGGCGAACTTGGACCTGTTGGATTCAAATATGTAGGTCGTGTAGGTACGGAAGCCGACCTTGCTGGAGTTGTTGGAATATCAGACATTTATGACGTTTACATTGCCAATGACACTGGCATCGGTCATCAACTCCTAGCAAATTCAAATGCCCCAGAAGGTAAATCTTTTTATCCGATGGGTCGATTGGTCGGAGAGGATGGCACAGACGGCATCAACGGTGTTGACGGTGACGACGGTATCAGCGTTCGTTTTATGGGTCGCATCAACAACTACACAGAGCTGGAAGCCCTCACTCCTGGAGCCAAGGGCGGTCAGTTCTACATTACGAACGATACAGGCGAAGGTTATTTCGCGCTTGCGATTGACGACCCGAACGTAGTGACCGCATGGGAGCCTATGGGTCGCTTGGTCGGTCAGGATGGCGCGACCGGAGAAGCCGGCGCTGACGGTGCCTCGGCCTATCAGGTCGCAGTCCAAAGCGGTTTCGTCGGTACTGAAGCCGAGTGGCTTGCATCGCTTGAGGGCGAGCAGGGTCCACAGGGCTTGGGGCTTCGGTATGCTGGCCGAGTGGCAACCTCCGCAGACTTGAGCGCATTGACAGGTCAGATCCACGGCGATGTCTATGTCGCCGATGATACGGGCGTAGCTTACGTCTGGAACACAACTGTTGATCCTGCAAAGTTTGATGATGCGGGTCCGGTTGTTGGAGCTGATGGTCAACCTGGAGCGACCGGCTTGTCGGCTTACCAGGTCGCAGTGGCCAATGGATTCACAGGCACAGAGCAAGAGTGGCTCGATTCATTGATAGGTCCTGCTGGCCCGACAGCCGTTTCGAGCGATGCTTCAAATGCCTCCAGGCTCGGTACAGACGGCAAAATATTCACGCCAGCCGCCAACTTGTCGGGCTACTTGCCGCTTGCTGGCGGCACGATGACTGGCATGATTACGATGCCAGCATCCGCCGCTGGTGAAATGGTGCAGCGGTTTGGTTCTGTTGCGCCTACATACTGGGTCAAGTCATTTCTCGATCGTATTCAGTACGGTCGTGCGACGACTGATTTTCTCGACATTTCTGACACGGGTATCACTTCAAAAGTTCCTTTTACTTTGCCAGCTGCTGCGCCCACGACAGACGCAATGGCTGCAAATAAGAAGTATGTTGACGACAAGGTTGCGGCTGGTGGTGTCGCGTACACGTTACCGACCGCCTCGGCAACTGTTCTCGGCGGTGTGAAAATTGGCACAGGGATGTCTGTCACAGCTGACGGCACCATCTCGACAACGGCATCGACAAACTACGTCAACAAATCTGGCGACGTAATGAACGGACCGCTGCGCTACGCTAACTCAGGAGGCGTAAGCTCTTTCAACGGTCAAGATGTCTACACATACTACGACGGCACATATTTCCGTGTTCAATTGCCCGGGTCGAAGTCTGGCTACATGATTGAAATTGCTACGGGCAAGGTGACATTTAGCATTGCGCCGAAATGCACTTTTGCGCCTGTGGACGGCTCTGACCTCACGAACAAGTCTTATGTTGACTCAGCGGTTAGCAGCTCGACCGCTTATCTAAAGACAACTGGCGGCACGATGACTGGCGGCATTACGCTGCCCACGACCGTACAGTCTTTGACTTGGGGTACATCTACCTACAACATTTTTGGTGCTAACGGTGGCGTCGCAGTTCGCTACGGAAACGCCAATATTGTCAACTTCACGGCTACCGGTGCGTCATTCACGCAAAAGATTACGACTCCCGGAACTGGTATCGGAGTCGAGTTTGGTTCTAGCGGTGCGTATATGTCCAAGGTCGGCACTGGCATCGGCGTATATGCCGGTGGGCAGCAACGCTGGACATTCGACAGCACTAAGCACAAGTCATTAGTCCCAATCGAATTGCCAGCAGACCCAGTTAATGCTCTTGAGGCAGCACCGAAACAATACGTCGACAACAAGCCAACAATCGTCTCAATGCCAGCAGGAGGCACTGCGCCCGACGCAGCACTCTACCCGAACAACACTCTGCTCGTGGAATATTCGGCATGAAGGTAAACACACCATCTGGCTGGGCTGACGCAACGCCGAAAAAGATCAACACGCCAGGCGGCTGGAAAGATGTCGCCTCCGTGAAGGTCAACGTGGGTGGAGTGTGGAAAGAATTGCCAAGTGGCGCAGAGCCAGAAGTGTTGACTGAATTGCGCTGGCGACAGATTGGTCCCTCGCAGATTGAGTTCACTGCATGGGGTGGCAGCGGAACATATTTCTACGACTTCGATGGTGATGGTGGGGCGACTGAGACGAACGCATACGGCGAGAAGGTTCATGTCCACACATACAAATACACAGGATACAAGTATCCAACGTGTATGGATATGGCTGGCAACGCCAATCAGCAGGGCGTCAAAGTGTCTGCCGACATCGTCGTGAAATCAACCTGGCCATGAGCAAACAATTTCTATTGAAGGTGTGTGATGTCTAACCCAGATGTGATCGGCCAGTATGGACTTGTCTATATCGACATTGCCCCTCCGCCTCCACCAAGCCTCAAGGGTGATCTTTGGTTTAACCCAGAGGACGGAAACCTTTACATCTACATGGCTCCTGAGTGGGTCAAGACAAATGGAAGCGACGGGACTGCTGACGCGATAGTCGAGAGAATCTTGGCTGGTAAGGGCATTGCAGTATCTCCAGAAACTGGAGTCGGTGCTGTCACTGTTTCATCTACGGCGACATTGAATTTTGTTTTAACAACGGGCGAAGAAAAGCCCATACCTCTCTCCTAGGAGTTTTAAATGGAAAGTCTATTACTAAAAGTCATTAAAAATGGCACCGGCGATCCAGTCGGTCTCGGCGAGTTCACACCAGACGAAGTCGCAGTATTGACCGGCGACCTTAAATTCGCCGACGGTACGGTCCAATCCACCGCAGCTGGCGCACAAGCCGTCGCTTCTGTATTTAGTCGCACTGGTGCCATCGTTGCTGTTGCTGGCGATTACGACGCACTTAAAATCACTCTTGACCCAACGAACATCGCTGGTGTTGATGCCACGAACGTCCAGTTAGGCATGGAGCAGCTCGGCACATTGATCATGTCCAACGCTGCTGATCTAGTGTTCATGGGATTGCTCGGTTTCGACGATGCAGATCCAGCAGCACCAGCGCAGCCCGGTCCTACTCATTACTTTATCTTTAATACTGAAGGCACCCGCACAGTCGGCGATGCAACAGGCGAAGAGATCAAGATTGGTGATTGGCTTGTTTACCATCGACCATCGAGCAAGTGGATCCATTTGGACTACTCAGCTCGCACAGCAACAGCAGCAGGAACCTCTTACGACTCGACTGGCAACACAGTCCTGACAGGCACAGACGTTCAAGCTGCACTCGACCAAGTCGAAGCAGAATTGATCGCTGTTGACGGTCGTCTGGATGCTTTGGAAGTCGCTCCAGGTGGTGTGTCGAGCTTTAACACTCGCACTGGTGCAGTCGTCCCAGCAGCTGGTGACTACACAGCCGCGCAGACAACCTTTGCACCTATTACTGGCATCACTGCTACTGATGTGCAAGCAGCCATCCAGCAAGTGTCATTGAAGGCAATTCCATTCTTTGACACAGACGGCGTAAGCAAGCCAATCCCATTGGCCTAATTAGGTAACAAGTCCTCGCTCAGAAATGGGCGAGGCACAGAATATTTAAGGAGCGATGATGTCTGAGTTTTTACCCGTCAAGTCAATCTACACAGGCGCTGATGTAACTGCATTGGGTGAAGCTGCACCCGATGATGTGATGCTCGCACCTGGCGGCGGGATTAAGTACCCAGACGGATCGATTCAAATTACAGCGGGCGGTGGTGGTGGCACCCCCGGCCCTGCTGGCGCTTCGGCCTATGAGGTTGCTGTCGCAAACGGTTTCGTCGGCACAGAGGCCGAGTGGTTGGCATCGCTTGAGGGCGCTCCGGGTTTAGATGGAAAAGATGGTGCTCCAGGGGTGGATGGAAATCCAGGTGCCGATGGCGCTGCTGGAAAAGATGGAGCTCCGGGCGCTGATGGAGCGCAGGGCAGCGAAGGCCTTAGCGCCTTTGAGGTGGCCGTCACGAATGGCTATCCTGGAACAGAAGAGGAGTGGCTGGCGTCACTTGTTGGAGCGCCCGGTCAAACTGGCCCTGCTGGAAAAGACGGCGCTCCTGGTGCTGACGGAGCGCCCGGAATTCAAGGCCCAGCTGGTGCTGACGGAGCCACCGGTCAAACTGGTCCAGCCGGCCCAGCGGGCGCTGACGGAGCCACAGGTCAAACTGGCCCTGCTGGAAAAGATGGCGCTCCTGGTGCTGACGGCGCTCCCGGAATTCAAGGCCCTGCCGGCCCAACCGGTCCAGCGGGAGCTGACGGCGCTCCTTCTCCGACAGCAGTTTCAGCCGATGCCGGAAATACGGCCACGCTAGGCACAGACAATCTTATTTATGTACCAGCGTCGTCTACATCCGCACTCGAAGCCCGTGTCGCAGCTCTCGAGGCCGCAATGGCGCAACTCCTACCCTGGACAAAACTTTAAGGACTGATGATGGCATACGACTTAGCAGCGGCAAGAGTTCGCATCGGTTTAAACGAGTCCGACACAACAAAGGACGCGATGCTGACCATCGCGATGAATGCGTCCCTGGGCGAAGCACAACGGTATTGCAATCGCACATTCTTTTACACACAGGAAGAGGCAGAGTTCATTCACTTCTCGGCCGATATTGCTCAACTCGGGCGATATCCATTGCGACAGGTCTTGAGTGTTCAAGCCGATAGCGGCCTGATTGATGCCGCGCATTACCACATCCACAACCAAGAGGGAAAGATTGTATTTGACTATCGGGTTGTTTCACACACCTTGCGGATCAAATACGAGGGCGGATATGTTCAGCTTCCAAGTGAATTGGAAGTCGCTCTCTGGTTGATATTTGATGCCATGTGGGCTGCACTTGATGTCACAGGATCCACTGCCAGCACTGGCAGCATTAAGACGATCAGCGTCCCTGATGTTGGCTCGATTACATACGCCGATACATCAAAGACCGGCAGCTCAACAGACGCTGGCCCGATCCCTGGTGTGGCCAAGTCAATCCTCGATTTGTTCAGGATGATCGTATGTTGATGAGCCAAGCCCAATACGAATCAGTCATTGATGTGCTTGGCGTGTCTGCAACTTATACGCACATTAAGTCTGGCGTAGTGGTGGCCATTGAAAAGGTCGGCATTCGCACGAACTCGACAAACGAGGCACTCGTCAATGCGTATGGAGTGGGATCTAAGACCATCACTGTGAAGGCAACGTCTTTGGCCACAACGCCAGAGAAGTTCGATGCAATGCTCATCAACGATGAGCGCATGGTCATCGAGGCTGTCACGGTCGTCCATGAGCCAGGCACAGGCAAGATTATTGGTTATCGATGTTTCGTTAAGGGCAAATGATATGTCGAGCAGAGCCGTTCGAAGATTAGCTAGAGAGTGGGCATCAAAGCTCGATGTCCTTTACGTCGACACGATCAATTATGAAACCAATCCGACTGAGGATATCTGGTTCACGATTGAGTTCTCCGCTTACGGCATGGACAAGCTCTCTTATTGCAATACCTGGCAGGAGGTTGGATCAATCCAGCTGGATTTCTTTGGTGTGGCCGGTGTGGGCGACGATGGTTTGCTTGAGGTAGCAGAGCCGGCGGCACGAAAGTTCTTTGAGTCATCCGTTGAATCTGAAGCGATGACATTCACCACGATTGCAGCCCCAGACGATTTCACGCCGTCTGGTGGAGAACCTAAGTTTGGCGTGAGCTTTTTAATTTCTTACACATTTAATTTATAGGAGCAGACATCATGTCGGCTAAGAATACAGCAGCAGTTCGTATGTGCCTCACTCCAGAAGTGGCAACAAACACTCTGGTCCCAACAGCAATCACCTCAATCGCATCCATCGACGGTAAGCCCCAGGGCGTGATGGTTGAGTCCTCAGTCTCTCCAAAAGTGGGCGAGGTTGTCAAGTTTAAGGATGTCGGTTTCGCATCGATTAACAATAAATCATTTGTCGTGACTGCTGTCACGGCCGCTGGGTTTTCTATCGGCAACGTAATCCTGGGCGACGGCACTTTGTCTGCCACACCCGCGATCGAACACTACGCAGACGAAGAGATGGATTGCATCTGTCTGTCTGAGTTCACCATCAGCACAGCAGCACCAGCTGTGATCGACACATCGACTTATTGCGGAAGCTCCTCAATTCCGAGCGCAAAGGTCGAGGCCGGTACGGCCGCAGCTGTTGGATACGTTGATACAAACGATTCTGGATACCTGGCGATTCTTGAGGCAATCGAGACAGGCAAAGAATACATCTTGCGTGTCACGCTTGGCGACAACGGATACTTGGTCATGCCTGTTGTGTTGAGCGGCATGTCTTACACCTTGCCGCTTGATGGCGCTCAACAGTACAGCTTCCAGTTCACGTTCGGCGCAGCACCTAAGCACGTTTTTGCATAACGACTTTGGAGCGGCAGCCTTACTCCTTGGTGTCAAGTCTAGTCCCCTTGACGAGCCGCTCCACCTTATTTCGGGACTATGTCAACAAAAGGACTTGAGACATGATTAAGATCGATGAGTATGAAGTTAATCAAGTATGTGTCGGCGATATGCTGCCGATCCTGGGGCTTGCAACTACTGACAGCGCCACGTTTCAGATGAAGCTGGTCGCCGCTTCTGTCACCCGCAACGGGGTGAAAATGACCGAGGAAGAGGTCAAGCAGATCCCTTTCACGGTCTACATGAAAAAGTTGATCCCTGCTGTGGTTGAGCAGAACGGTCTGGGCGATTCGGGAAACGAATGAACGTCCACGAAAAAAACCTCTTCGCATTGGCCGAAAGGCTTTCGACTCCAGTTTATGAGTTGAAGGCCAAGATGCCGATCGAGGAATATTTTAAGTGGATTGAGTTCTTCAACGACAAGCATGAGAGTTCTTCAAACAATCTCTTGTCGTCTCCTGAAAAGATGCTTGCGGGAGTAATGGGTCATCGTGGCTGAAACAACTGTCCGTCGGGTAACTGTTGGGGGAGTGGGGACACTCTCTCGGCAGACTATTCGACAAGACATTGAGACAACAAGCGTCGCCGACGTTCGCGCTTTTATGAAGGCAATCCTCGCTGAGGAAACTGCCCAGCAAATCAAACTCGGCAACAACCCTGTCAGATTTACGGTTGACGGTCGGGACGGCAAGAAAATAGACAATATTAAATATAGAGCTTCGGTGTTGTTTGGCAATCAACTGACAGCGATGGCTATGAGAGCAGCTGAGTTTGAGCTGGCTGCCTCAATCAATAAATATACGACCGCAAACACGGGAAAGCTCTCTGATACTTCAGGGAGCTGGAGCTGGTTTCTTCGTAAGGGTTCGGCGCGTAAAGGCAAACTCTCGCCGGTTAATGAAAGCGAGTCGCCACTGCTCGGACCTGGCGAATATTTGATGCTCATGCCGACTTCAGTGCCATATGCCACGGTTGTCGAGAAGGTTCTGTGGAAGTCGTCCAAAGTGACGATGAAGATCAGCACCAAGAAAGGCAGGGTCGACGCCCGAATGGGATATATGGAAGTCGCGGCCAGAAAGATTGCCAGGCTCGGTCTATATAAAGATTTCAACGTGAAGAACGGCGTATCTAAAAGATACAAAGTTGGCACAAATGTATCGCCGGGGATTGTTTATTTGATCGTCTGGCCTAAGAGGAGACGCTGATTATGGCGGCGAATGTAACCGAAAGAATTTATAAGATATCGGTCGATGGTGCGTCGGCGATCAAACAGTTAGAAAAGATTGCAGGATCGGCGACAAGCATTGATCAGAGGTTTGCAAAACTAGGCACAGCCCTCAAGGGCGCATTCGCAGTCGGAACTGTCGTTGTTGGCATCAAGTCATTTACGGACGCAATCGGTAAAGCCATCGACGAGATGGACGAGATGAGCAAGGCGGCGCAAAAGATTGGCGTAAGTGTCGAGTCGCTCTCTGGTCTAAAGTTTGCCGCTGAACAATCTGGCGTAGCGTTTGAATCTCTTCAGACTGGCTTGAAAAAACTTAACCAGAATTTATTTGATTTTGACACCGCAACAGATGCAGGAGCGCAATCACTAAAGAAATTCGGTGTCCTAGTTGGCGACGATACAACGACGGCATTAGGCAAAATCGCTGACGGATTTGAAAGTATTCCAGATGGAGTACAAAAGACGGCCACAGCGATGGCCATATTCGGGAAAGCTGGAGCTGACCTAATCCCGCTTTTAAATGGCGGCTCAAAATCGATTGAGGAACTGACAGCCCGAGCCAAAGAACTTGGTATCGTTTTTGATGGCGTGGCGGCAAAGCAAGCTGAACTCTTCAACGATAAGATGTCGGAGCTCAGGACGGCGCTGAATGGAGTATTCATTCAGATCAGCACTGGATTGCTTCCTGTTCTTTCTGCGCTCACCGATGAACTTACCAGTTCCGTAAAAGTCGGCGATACATGGAAAACAGTTGGCGAAGGTATTGGCGAAGCAATGCTCGACATTGCAGAGTCGACGATTGTTGCAATAGATGCCTTGGCTTCATTTGGTCGCGGTATTGCCTTTTTGGCGGGAACAGCCAAAGATTTGGCGAGTATCAGGCTTGATCCAACCGGTGACGGTCCGGCAAATCTTGTTAAACGCTTCCAAGACGCTTTTGCATCTGAGCCGGTCGAGACAGCGGGCAACAAACTGCTAGAAACAATTAAAAGAGTTCGAGAGCGAGTTAAAGAGCCGCTTGATGAACTGAATAAGCCCCTAAGAGGAGGAGCAGGCGGTGGAGCAGGCGGTGGCGGAAAGGGCGAGAAGTCTGATCTTGAGAAGTGGCTTGATGGTCTTAAAAAATCAGCCGACGAATTAGACTCAATTCCAGAAAAGATGAGAATTCTTTCCGAGGCTCTCACCCAATTAAAGGATAGCGGCGAGGAAGGTTCTAGCGCATTCAAGGTGATGTCAGACGCCTATAAGAAATTGAACGAGGAAACGGCTAAAGGTAATGTCGGCGCTGAGATTGAATTACAGGTTCAAAAGATAAAAGAAGAAGCAACGCTGACCGCAGAGAAAATGGAATATCTCGGCACAGCAATTGCTTTCGCATTTGAGCAAGGAGATACAGAAGGCGCACAGATTCTCATTGACATGATGGACAAGCTCAAAGGTAAGACAGACGAGACTGCCGATCAATTTAAAAAGCTCGGAGACGGTATAGAGCAAGCAATTGCCAACAACGCAAACAATGCGGTGAACTCTTTCATCGACAACATTGGACAGGCTGAATTGTCATTTACAGACTTTGCGACTTCAGTCATAAAAGATATTGCAAAAATCGTCGTCCAGCTGCTCATTATGAAACCCATCATCGACAGCATCAAAGGATTCATTGGTGGATTCAGCAGCGGTGGTGAGGTGGGCTGGGAGGGTGGGTTTTCTACCAGGGCGTTTGCGGCCGGTGGCTCTTTTTCTGGTGGCACAGGGCTGGCGCAAGGCGTCTACTCTCAGCCGACTTTATTCAAGTTCGCTAAAGGTGGCACGTTTGGCGGCAACATTGGTGTTTTGGGTGAAGGGTCTGGACCCGAGGCAATCGTCCCACTCAAACGCACAGCATCAGGTGACCTGGGCGTTCAGGCCTCGCCCGTCAACGTCAACGTCTACAACAACGCTGGAGTTGAGGTCAAAACAGAATCATCAACAAGCAGCGACGGCACAAAGCAGATCGACGTATACATCGAGCGCAAGGTCAAGGACGGCATTGCGAACGGCTCATACGACAGGGCCTTCAAGGGCGCTTACGGTTTATCTAGGATGGGGGCTTAATGCTTGCGCGAAAGTTCCTTTTCGATAATCAGTCTTATCCACTGAGCAAGGGTTCGCCTGTCGGACTTGGCAGCCTTTTCAGCCATGTCTTTAAGCCTTTGGCTAATTCTGAAATTGATAGTGGCGTCCATTTCAATGTCGCCTTGCGGTTTACCGGCCATTTAAATACTCCCTTAAATTCTCTAAATAATACAACAAATATAAAATGTGTGTATAATGTAATACAAGATAACACATTTTGTTTGGAGAGAAAAATGGTTGCCGGTATTTACCGAATAACTAACAGTGTGAATGGCAAGGTTTACATCGGGATGAGTACAAACATCGATCAACGCCGATATGATCACTTCAAAGACACTGCTCCCAAATACAAATCAAAGCTACAAGCGGCTTTTAAAAAATACGGAAAAGATTCTTTTATCTTTGAACCTGTATATGTTTGCATTTCACAAGATTATTCGGATCTGCACTTGTTAGAGGCAGAATTTATTAAGTCTTATGACTCAGTAAATTCTGGATACAACATTTTGCCGGCATCACAAGGCCTGGGATCCTATGGCAAAGAGTGGGCAGAGAAATGTAAAGAAAGGGCAAAGGATCCTGAATTACGAAAAAAGTTTGCTAGTCATGGAGAAAAAAATCCAATGTTCGGCCGCTCACGAAAAGGTGAGCGAGTAGGTGGTGCAGTCACTCCAATGTATGGAGAAAAAAACGGTTGCTGGAAAAAAAATCCACTTGAGGGTAAGTCCGCTGAATTCATTGATGAGTTTAAGAAAAAAAGTGCTCGTCCAGGAACACTGAATGGATGTTATGGATCCACATTTGTTTGGATTAACAAAGACGGAATTCATAAAAGGCATGATGAAAACAATCCTATTCCTGATGGTTGGAATTTAGGGTTTTGCAAAACTGCGGAAATGCAAAATGCACGAAAGCGCAAAGTCAAATGTGTCGACACTGAGATTGAATACGAATCCGCCACGGAAGCCGGAAGGCAGACGGGATGTTTACCTTCAAAGATCACTTTATGTTGCCAAGGTAAGCGAATGCAAACAAACAAACTTCGATGGGAGTATGTCTAAATGAGTATTTATGTGGCAGATCGACCGGCGGCACTTGATGGCTGCATGGCCCAATGGACAGAAACGTTTGCGGCCAACACTATCCGCTCCGACATGGAAGCCTCTGGATATATCAAGGTTCGGCGCAGAACAACAGGCAAGATGACGATGATCGATGCGACCGTCACGCTCGATGCCAAGTATTACGACGACCTGGTCAATT